TCTGTTGTATCTAATACTGCGATGGCTGAGCCTGCATTGATTGGGTCAAATGCTAAAGTAAATTCATCACCTGCATCATTATAAGTTCCAGTTATTCCGTATGCTGATGTAAATAATGCATCAACTCTGTCATCTACACGTTCATTTGTAAAGAATAAATTTGTTGAACCCTCTGCTAAATCGTCAGTATCATAATTCGTAAAAATATTAGTAAGTCCTGTTCCGTCACCAGTTATAAGAGTAAAATTACCAGCCGCAGGAGTAGTTCCACCAATTGGAGTACCATCAATTGTTCCACCATTAATATCTATACCAGAAAATGTAGAACCAGATGATGTAATATCACCTGTAACATCTCCTGTTAGATTGCCTTCAAATGTGCCTGCTACAAAACTCTCAGAACCAACTGTCCATTTATCTGAAGTTTCATTCCATGTTAAGAATTTGTTTGCTGAAGTGCCACGACCAATTTCGATACCAACATCTTCAGTTGGTGCTCCTGTAAGGTCACCATTAATTAGAAGTTTAGGGTCAGCAAAACTAGTTTGAAGTGAATTAACTGTTGTTGTATCACCAGTTACTATAAGATTGCCTTCAATCTCGATTGTGCCGCTTTCAGACATGATAATGCCTGAACTTGCACCATTATCTAATACTAACTTCTCACCTTTGAGAAATAGTCTATCACCAAATTTGATTTGTTCTGCCATTATATTGTTCCAAAAACACTAATAAGTTATATTATATGTATTTATCTTATGGGTTTGGAATTAAGCGGCGATAGTAATAGTAGGCAGTTCGACAGTAGATGTGCCACTAAATGAATTATCTATCGAAGTTATAGTAATAATAGGCATCTCAGTAGTAGATGCACCACTAAATGAATTATCTATTCCAGTTATAGTAATTGTTGGTAGTTCAGTAGTAGATGTGCCACTAAATGAATTATCTATCGAAGTTATAGTAATAGCAGGCATCTCTGAAGTCTCATTACCCTCAAAAGAGTAGTAGTCCACTAAAGTCTTAATTAATCCTGCAAAACTATATAGCATTTGTAAAGTTAAACTTTATATTATCAATAGTATATTCTTGACCAGAGGTTATCGAAAGTGTACCAATCACTAAGTCAGAACTTGAATCTGTTCCTATTGTTCCGTATGCCCAGTCGCCTAATGCAAACCACGAAGCAGTACCCGATGCCGTTGCGGCAGTTGATGGGCAGCCATATACTATAATATGGTCACTTCCGTCTAGTTCGACCCTAGATTGAGTTGTTTGTGCTGTTAATAACACTGTACTATTGCCTACATCATTGATGGTGCCGCTATATATAGTAACATCTGTAGATGCTCCAAGTGTTCCATTTACATTGTGAAAACACCAATTTCCCATTTCCTCCTGGTTTGCTGTCGTTATTGTACCGAATGAATTTGCCCACATTCTTTTGTATTGTGTTGATAATCTTAAAACTGCCATTATTATACTCCTAATGTATATGCACAAGTGTAAAAAGTGGGGGCGGAACCAGAAACTGTTGTGCTTACTAATTGTACTATTCCTGAACCGCTCGGTTCTGAGACATCAACCAACATCGCTATTGGCGAAATAGGATTGCCTGACCACCATGGATTTCCAATGCCACTTCCCTCAGAACTTGAATATGTATTTCCGTAATTTTGCTCGGTAAAGTTTGGACACATGGCTGCCCAGGTTGCTGTTCCATCTTTATGATATGTTGATGAAGGTGTACTAGATGCTATAGTAACTGTATTTCCAGATTTACTAAATCCCTCGTCATATGTTACTAATACTTCCGAACCTGCAGTTTTTGTTGTTGAGCCTTGATACATATGAGGTCTATATAATGTGGACCATCCTGAATCAAACGCAGAAGCCGTTGGCATTGTACCACCATATATTATAATTTTCCAATCGTAAGAAGTAGAAGCAAATACGGCTCTTGATGACCCGCCATCTGGTCTCATAGCCACATGAGAATCCATAAGATGTGCCAAATATTGTGTATTGTTTATATTCATGTTTTTCTCCTTAAATTAAGTCTCCATTAATTTCCCAAGTATTCGCCGCAGTTTTCATAACTGTGACTTTACCATATTGTATGGAAATTGCATAACCTGTTGGCGAAATTACTATTGCTCCTGCCCCACCAGAAATTGAAACTACACCTGTATTTAAATTACCAATAATCATTGTAGTGCCTATTGGAATATTTTCTGTACTATCACTTACTAAAGTAATTCCAACATTACTAGTTGAATCTATTCTTATGTAATATCCATGGTCAGCAGTAACTGGTGTATAATTTGTCGTTAACGTTTTAATCAACGTAAGAGGCATTAAACCAGGAGAACTAATTATACCAGTTGCACTATCATATGATAAATCTCCACTAACACTTATTGCGCCTCTACTTCTAATATCTGTATAATATAACCTTGAACCTTCTGACAAAGAATCAGTATCGTGATTAGCCAAACTAGAAACTGTGCCTGTTACATCACCTGTTACGGCGCCCTCAAATGTTCCAGCAACAAAAGATTCTGAACCTACTGTCCATTTATCATCTGTTTCGTTCCACGTTAATGATTTGTTTGATGATGTGCCTCTTTCAATTTCAATACCACCATCCTCAAATGGAGAACCGGTCTCGTTTGAATTGAGAACTATTATATTATCTGCTATTGTTACAGTTTCCGAATTTACGGTAGTTGTAGTTCCTGATACCGTAAGATTTCCGTCAATCCTAACTATTCCATTCTTAGATTTAATTATACCATCGTTAGTATCATTATCTATAAGTAATTTTTCGCCTGTAAGTATTAAAGTATCGCCAAAGGATATTCGTTCTGCCATTATATTATTCCAAATTTATACGTTTATTGTATTTATCTTATCAACGTTTGGAAGCAGGCAATAAAAAAGGCTCCCGAAGGAGCCTTTTATATTCAAGTTGTATAAAAATATTATACGAATGAAAGGTTTGACATTGCAATTTTTGAAACGTAGTCAGCCGCATTACCAAGTGATGATGCAGTGTTGTTTAATTCAACATAACCATAACGAGTCATGAATGAAACTACTGGCTCAAAAGTGCCTGGGTCAACCACAACGCCTGAAGACATTAGTGGAACGTATGGGCAATAGAATGCCGCCGCGTCAATTTCGCCTTGACCTTTATAACCTAAAAGTACTGGTGTAGCATCTGAGGCATATGTGTTAACATAAATTCTCATTGTGCCGTTTAAAGTACCAACAAACTTAGTGTTTGTAGGTGCTTCGAAAGTACCTTCAGTAGTACGTGCAAATGCTGATGTAGTTGCAGACTGTAGCACTGTAAGTGCCGCAGGTGAAACAACTGCCCAGTTAGCCGCGCCTCTACGAGTACGTTGAGCAACTAGGTTTGCTTCTCTGTTCATCATTGTTGCAAGAGCCGCATGTTCGTCACCAACAAATGTTGGAGTACCTGTTACAGCACTCTGGTCATATGTTGCAGAACCTGTAGCAAGGTTGCCTAATGATGTTAAGATTTCTTGGTCGATTTCAGCAGTGATTTCCATTGCTAGAGCCGCCATAATTTCTGCTTCAACATCTAAGCCGTGCATTGCATTGGCATCTTGTGCCGCTTCAAAAGTCCAACGTGCAGACAGTTTACGAGTTTTCGCTTCAACTGTTTGCTTAAGAACTTGAATTGACATTTTGTTACCAGCATCACCTTCTAATGACGAAGTAGCCGCCGGAGCGTTTGTTCCGTCGCCAGAATATGATGTAGCAATATCAAAAGGTGATAATGCTTCTGAACCTGCAGTTGTTGAACCAACAGTTTCAGCATAACGTACACGCAATGTGTGAATTTGTCCAACTGGACCAGTCATTGGCTGTACGCCGATGATTTCGTTTGCTATTACAGTAGGCATAACACGTCTAATTATTGGTAAAATTACTTTGTTTAAAGTAGCAATATTACCAGACTGTGATGCACCTGCTGTAGCACTTTCTGTAAGTGCTTGTTTTGTATTTTCTAAAACTGATGACATTACGTCACGTTTGTTACCTTCTAAACCGTCTAGAAGTGTTTCACGAGTAGTGTCCCAATTTTTTCCTTCGAAAAGATTTTCCATCTTTCTCTCCTTGTTTTGGTTTTATTTAAGTCCAGCCAATTTCTTTAACTGGATTATGTTATTGGCATCGCTACTCTGAGACTCTGGTGTTGAACTAACCATCTGTTCTTCACCTCTGTCACCAGTGTGTTCTGTTACTTTGCCTTCATTTAACGATTGTTTTGTCTCCTTAGAGACGCCCTCATTCAAAACTGCAGGTAAATATTTCTTAAATGCAGTCTTTAAATTAGTTGTTTTTACTGTTTCAAGTAAATCAACCATAACATCACGCTTTTCTTTGCCTAGAGGTGCTAAAAGACCTTCCATGACCTCTTTACGGTCCATTCTGTCTTCTAGTACTTTCTGTGCAGTTTCGGCGCTTGTAATGGCTTCTTCTTTTGCAGTAATAGTTTCTTCCAACTTCGCAATCTTAGTAGCCGAATCTTCTAATTTCTTAGTAATCTTAGCAACTTCAGTTCCTTCACTCAATTGTGAAGTCATGAATTCGCCTGCGAATGTTTCAAAAATTTTACGGCCAAACTCGTTTTCTTTAGCCGATTGAATGTCGTCTTTAAGAACACCCAATTCAGAACGTAAAGCCTTATTGATTGTCTTTTCAACCAATTCTGCTGAACGTTTGATAAATGAATCCTTAGTTTTATTAAGAATCTCTTTACCTTCGGTTACCATACGTACTTTAGTTTCTACTAAATCACGTTTATCGTTATGGAATTCTGCTAGTTCACGTGAAAGTTGTTTAACAACAAACTCTTTAGTTCTGTCTAAATGTTCGTTAACTTTTGCACGGTCGGCTCTCAGTTCCTTAACTTCTTTTGCTAGTTGAGAAGTAATGAATCTTTCAAGAAGTTTTGCATGTTCAGAAATTGCTTTCTTATATGCAACACGTTCTGCGATTAAAGCCTCACGGTCTGCTTTGAACTCATCCATTTCAGTTTTGATTGCAGTATTAAGCATGTTATCCATTGCTTCTACAATAACTGATTTGTCGTGTTCAAACTTCTGTGCGAACTCCTCACGCAACTCGGCTGTTATCTCCTCTCTTGCTTCATTTATTTGTGCTTCCCAAGCCTCTGATATTTGTTGTGAAACTTCTTCACTTAAAACATCTGACTCAAGTAGCCCAGCAAGGATTTCATTTTTTGCCATTGTTACTTCTCCTTCTTTATTAAAGTTTAAGTTCTCTAATGAACTTAACTATTTCTTTTGACAAATATTTTTGTGCGTATTTGTCGTTTTGAACATTTTGTGCAAGTTTCCATGTATCATATCCACCTTGCATGTTCATTAATCCTTCGTATATTGCTTTTGGATATGCTTCCGGGGCACTTGGCTGTGCCACAATATCGACTGTAATAATCTCATAATTACTCACTTTACCAGCGTGGTCAACTTCACCAGAACCACGAGATGAGACACCTAAAGTGGCACCCGACTCGATTAGTGTTCTGATAATGTTACCCATTGGCGTAGGAACAATTTTGAGTTTACCAAAGCCATTCGGACCATCCATCCACATGTTTTCAATTATATGTGAAACACGGTCAACGTTTACTGTCAATTCAGGTGGGTGGTCGCACTCGCCTAGAACTGGAAATCCTTCCTTGATTTTCGCTTGGACTGATTCCACGGCTCTTTTGATTTCACTCACCGGGTATACTCGTTCGTTAGCATTCTTAACGTCACCTTGGACGAAAATGCCTTCCATGAACATACTCTTGCTACCATCATCGCTTTCAACGATACGTGATTTTACATTTGCTTGATTATGTGATAATCTTTCAATAAGAACGGTCATTGGTTTCTCCAAAAAGAGTTGTTACTTAGGCTTTGCTAGGTGCTGGTGCTTTCT